GTTGCAGTCAAGAGATTCTACGAAAGGTTACGTATTTCTGAACGTATAGCTGATTTAGAAATCCCACACTCTCACGCATATTACGCTAGATATGCTATTTACGAGAGAACCGGGAACTGGTATAGTGTAGACCATGTACAAATCGCTATGTGCTTAGAAGGGTTACTTAACCCAGACGACCTTAAGACAATTCCTGCTTGGTACGTTCAGAAATACATGGGAGGTGTTGAGCCAAACCTAGAAGAACTGAAGGCAAGAGCTAAGAAGATTTACCTTAGAAATTTAGAAAGGAAAAATCTTGAGAAAGGACTTGACGCTGTTTGAGGGATACAGTATAATCTCTTTATTAAATAAACTGTAGTAGAAGTGAAGCCTACTAGAGACCGGTAGGAGAAAGTAATCACGAGGCGTTACAAAAAGAGGACGCCTACACCTTACAAAAGGTGAGACTTCTATCCGAATAACTAAAGTGTCAGGGGACGCACTATAAACAATATGCTGTTGCAACAGTGGTCCCTACGTTATTTCGTTTAATAATAACATAAGGAGTTAATGCCAAGAGAAATAAAAACCCACTGTAAAAATGGGCACGAGTTTGCTGTGGTTGGAAAGTGTAGATCACAGTGTAGAGAGTGTAAAAGAAAGCTTAGTTCTAAGTACTACTATAAAAACAGAGCTAAATGTATAGCCAATAGAAATAAATACAGACTGTCTGAGACAAACAGGTATTCAAACGTTAAGTTAAAAGACTACGTTCACTTACTTGAAAATCAAAATAATAAATGTCTTATATGCAATAGCGAGTTTGATAACAAAAAAGTTAGTAAAAGAGCATGTTTAGATCACGATCATTCTAACGGAAAAATTAGAGGCTTTCTTTGTTCATCTTGTAATGTTGGATTAGGAAACTTTAAAGATAATATTGACTACTTAGCTAAAGCTATAGAGTATTTAAAAGCTTCCTAAGGGGTTTTCTAGAGATTTCCTTAGGCGCGCTACCATTGATCCTACGGGTTGTTAGGATTAGATGAAGTACTTCTTATGTGACGTAAGTTAAACTAAGTCTGGTTAGGAACGCCCTTGGGAATTGACCCTAAAGCCGTCCACATATGGGGGTTTGATTATAGGTACGCAGCCATCACTAGAAACCTTTAACGTTTTATGCAGGAAGTACGTTTAAAAGAACCCTGCTCATATTCGTCTGCGGTTAAGCTTAGTAAAGCTCCTAGGTAAGATTACTAAGAGGTTCCGTTTGTGTATTGTGCCATAATGCCCCTTTATACGGCAAGACTGGTTCTAGCAATACCTCTCCCAAGGAATAATAAGCTTTGGGACCAAGAGATTCTAATTGGGCGTAGTCCTGATCGTGTGGCTAGCGTTATACGGCCTATATGGTGCAGAGTTTAGTAGATACTGCCCTGATTTTGCAAGACCTGGAATTTACACAGGCTGGTAGGAGTTGATCGCCTACCAATTTCATTTTATGCGCGGTGTTAGTAACCCGGTAGCTGGCCTGACTCATTATCAGGAGATGCACGTTCAAATCGTGTCTGCGCAACCAATTCTACTACGGGAAGAATCGTCCCACACCCCGTCCAGGGGTCGCGTAGCTGGTGTGAGTCCAGCAGTAGAATACTTATTTTGCGCTTCTAGCTTAATTAGAGCAACCGGACTCCAAATCCGGTAGGTTAGGGTTAGAGTCCTTGGGAGCGTGCCATTTTAACATAAAGGAAACCAATGAAAAAGTACGAAGGTTCTAAAGCCGATAACAAGTCTGACAAGAAGGCTGCTAAGAAGAAGGGCGTTTCCTTTAAGAAGTTTGAAAGCGGCAAGTTAGATAAGAAGATGGATAAGGGCAAGAAGTAGTGGTAACTATTTCGCCCTCTCTGTACAACCGCAGAGGTCGCCAAGTATTCGCCTATGGTAATCCCTGGCCCAGTCCTAATATTGGTCTTGGGTTATCCATTACTGAAGATGTTCCTCCAGTCGTAACTGGTACTGTGTTTCCTTGGCTGACGTTTGATCGTCCTGGTATGGAAGGTAGACTTTGTATTGATCCTGGCCCTAACGCTGGGTACAAGGTTGAAGGTGGGCTGTTAAATCTAACTGCGGGTTCCCCAGGTTGGCCTATGATTACTCGCCAAACGTTTAGAAAAGATAGATACTGCTCTGTTCAATGGGTTGCTGCTGTAAGCAAGATTAACCCAGTAGCAGAAGCATTCCACTCCGCCGGTATGTATAACGGGGAACTTGATTACAGAACCTTGGACTTGGCTAACGGTAGTCCTGGGAAGCTCGACTTAGTTATTCTTACTGAGCCTTATCATACGTGGTCTGTGGTAGCTAATGACTTCTGCCTTGAGGGTGGGTTTCATACCTTCAGGGTTGACCATGATGGTTTTGGTGGTTGGAGTTATTTTGTTGATGATGTTTTAGTTAGGTTGGATAATTCAGGACCGTTAAAGAATGACTTTCATATTTGTATCTTTAATGGAAACGTAAACGTTACTATGGGAAGCATTACAGTAAACGTTGAAGATTAAGATTCTGAGTCAATGCTACTCAGTCCTGGGTTCCCCGCCTCCCCAGGTGAAATAACTGAGGTGGACTAATTTTATGTAAGGAAAAAATAATGGCTATTAAGCAAACTAAGAGTTCGTGTGCGGTTATGGGTGGCGGTAAGGTCATCGCTGCTGGTACGGTAAAGCAACCTAAGACTAACAAGAGCGTTTCGGTGAAGATGCCGAAGCCGAAGCATAATCCTACTGTCGGTTAGTAATGTCGCTGATGTAGTGTATGGAACGCAGCACACAAATCTGTGGAATTTGTAGGTAGGGTGCAACCCCCGCTTCACGACCAATTTAAGAAAGTAATATTTAATGTTAGTACGATATAGTACCCACCTTAGGGTGGGCTGATATTGGTGAATCAAGCAGACTGTAAATCTGTGGCCTCAGGCCCTGTAGGTTCGAGTCCTACTCCACCCACCAATTCTATCTGTGTGTAGCTCAGCCCGGTAAGAGTGATCGCCTTGGAAGCGATAGGCCGCAAGTTCAAATCCTGCCACGCAGACCAATTCAAGGAGCATGTTGTTAGAGAAAAGAAGTTGCCCACATTGCAATAAGGGGTTTATTCCAAGACAACCCCATCATTTGTTTTGTAAGAGGTCACATAAGGACCAATACAACAAAGCAGCATCGTGGGAAGGTTACTTCAAAAGGCTCTTATCACATAAAGACAGAAAGAAATTATCCGTTGAATTTCTTCTTTCCTTATACGACAAACAAGACGGAAAGTGTGCGTTGTCAGGCGTTGAGTTAACAAGAATAGTCGGTGAAGGACAAGTAACAACCAACGCATCTATTGACAGAATTAAGCCAGGGAAACCCTATACTAAAACTAACGTTCGTCTTGTGTGCAGTTTCGTAAATAGCTTTAGAGGCAGCACAGATGACAAAACCTTCGTTTGGTGGTGCGGAAGAATAGCAGGAAATAATGACAAAGCGTAATTATGAATACGATACTGAGTACGAATCTAGTCCTCTGCAAAAGAAGCGCCGCGCAGCCCGTAACGCAGCCCGTAGAGAGGCTATGAAAAAGGGTTTGGTTCATAAGGGCGATGGTAAAGACATTGATCATAAAAATCGCTCTTTAGGAAAAAACTTAAGTAACGCCAGTAGTAACCTTAGGGTTCAGCCAAGAAGTGTGAATAGAGCTAGGAACTCCCCAAAAAAGTGACGAAATCTGACTTTTTACCACAAGATGTTCCTTGTGAATTTTGCGGTACTCTATTCTTTAAAAAGTTTAAAAGATATAAGTTTTGTAGCAAGGCTTGTAATACAAAAGCCCAAACCCTTAAATTAGGTAAAGAAAAGAAAAAGCAAATTAACGCTAAGTCAAGAACTAGAACACTTCAAACTTACCTAGCGTATTCTTTACAAAGTAAGCCAAGCCGTAAAGGGGTACTTTCTGTAGAAGATTTAGTCAATATTTACAATAGACAAAACGGTAAGTGTGCTATTACCGGATTATCAATGACATATATAGTAGGAAAAGGTAGAGTACCTACAAACATAAGTATTGATAGAATAGAAGCTGGCGGAAGTTATAATAAAGAAAATGTAAGGTTAGTTTGTTCTTGCGTTAATAGTATACGATGGACACAGACAGATAAAGAATTATTTGATATTTGCGAAGTAATATTAAGGAATAATGGGTATGTTGTTACACGGTCTATTGACAGTAGCGGCAATACTTCTATTACTTAACTTAGTATTATATGTAATATTAGAAGTCCTAATACGACTACTAAGAAAGGAAAATAAATGATTTGGCTAATTACGTTTGGCGTATTGATGTTGGTTATTGGTGGCGTTGCTCTTGATGAATTTGTTAGACCAAAGTTGACGGCTCTTAAAGCTAAGTTAAAGGAAAAGTTATAATGACTGATATCGGTACTACTAGCTCTAAGTACTCCAAGGCTGTTACCACTGGCGCGACTATGGAAACTGGCCAGCCGGTTGAATATGATCCTGCCAACGGTTCTTACGTTGAAGGCTCTTCGCCTTTTATCACCAAGGATTACGGCAAGAAGAACGACAAGGACTTGACCAACGGGTTCGTGCCTCAAACTCGTAGTGAGGAAATCCAGCCTGTCTAAAGAAGTTGCTAAGATATCCGATCAGCAGCAGACCTTCTTAGACGCCTTAAAGGACCCTGACATTTATCAGGTACCAGCAAGACAAAGATACAGGTGGGCTGCTACTAAGGCCGGATACTCTGAAAACACCCCAATCTCTTCCATTACGAAGCCACTTCAAAAACAAATAATTGAGGTGGCTGAACGTATGCTTATGGAAGCTAGTATATCTGCTGCGTGGGTTATGCAAGAGACTGTGGACGGTGAAAACATTGAATCCATCGCCACTCGCTTCAAGATGGACGCAGCCAAGGAAATCCTTGATCGGGCTGTTCCAAGAAAAGAGAACAAACCCGCCCAGCAAGCTCCTTTAGTTCAGATCATGCTCCCTGCTAAGCAGGAATACAAGATTGTAGATGTTGTAAAGGATAATGAGTAAAATCTTTCTGCCATTAGAGCGTCCTAAACTTGGTAAAACCCCTTGGGGTTACGCTGTGCCCACTGATGCCAGCGCCAAGTTCTTGGTGCCTATTAAGGAAGATTTGGATATCCTTGAGAAGGGTTTTGATTTCTTGGATGACGGGGCTTCCTTTCAGAAGGTGGCGGATTATGTTACCCAAAAGTCTGGTAAGCCTATTACCCATGCTACAGTTAGAAACAGATACTTCAATGATCCTGATAGGGAAGAAGGCAGAGATAGGCGAAAGAAGCTTATCAGCAACTTCACTGATAACCACGGCTCAAAGAAGCGTAAGCGTAGGACATTAGAAGAGAAGACGGCTCTTAAGGTTGGCCATGCAAAGATTAGACTCACGAAGCAGCAAAAGAAGCTTGAGGCGCTTAAAGAAGCGAGAGCTAAAGCCGAAATGGAAATGGCTGTCTCCAAGCAGCCCGAAGTCGAGTTGGTTAAGGAAGAAAGACCGGAACCTACTCAAGAGTCACTTGCAGAGCCTATCGTAAGCAACGCTGAAGTAATTAGTCCTAACCCAGGTCCGCAGACAGACTTCCTAGCTGCGCCTGAGAGAGAAGTTCTATACGGAGGTGCTGCTGGTGGTGGTAAGTCTTTTGCTCTTATTATTGACCCGTTACGAACTGTACACCTTAAAAGTCATAAGGCCATTACTTTTAGAAGAACTACTGATGAACTAAGAAGCCTTATTGCTATGACTAAGGACATTTACCCTAAGGTTATCCCTGGGGCAAAGTTCTTAGAGCAGAAGTCAACATGGGTATTCCCTTCAGGCGGAACACACTGGTATCGCTTCTTGGATAGAGATGATGACGTTACCTCTCTCCAAGGCCAGGATTTTACCTGGATTGGCTTTGATGAATTGACGCAGTGGTCTACGCCTTTCGTGTTTAACTACATGCGAAGCCGTCTTAGAACTGCTGACCCCGCTATTAGAGACTACTTGGCTATTCGTGCCACCAGTAACCCTGGGGGTCCTGGGCATGATTGGGTCAAGAGAACTTTCGTTAGTCCTGCTGCGCCTAACACATCTTTCCCAGCCCAAGATTTAGATACTGGGGAAGTGCTGCGTTACCCATCTAACCATGCCAGAGCGGGTGAAATCCTGTTCTATCGTAAGTTTATCCCAGCTAAGTTAAAAGATAACCCTTACCTTTATACTGACGGTAGCTATGAATCTTCGCTGTTATCTCTCCCTGAAATTCAAAAGCGCCAGCTTCTTGAAGGTGATTGGGATATTGCGGAAGGCGCTGCCTTTACTGAATTTCGTAGGTCTATTCATACTTGTGACCCTTTTCCCATCCCTCATGAATGGCGTAAGTTTCGTGCATGTGACTGGGGATATGATAAGCCGCATTGCGTTCTCTGGTTTGCTATGTCTCCTTCTGGGAAGTTGTATGTATACAGGGAACTCTATGGACGAAGAGTACTTAGCCCTGACTTAGCCGACAAAGTTCTTACTGCGGAAGCAGGGGAGAACGTCATGTACGGTATCTTAGATAGACACGCTTGGGACATGAGAGATGGGGCTGCTACACCGGCCCAAGGCATGATTGCTAGAGGGTGCCAGTGGCGTCCTGCTAACCAAGGCCCAGGTTCTCGTAAGTCTGGTAAGCAAGAAGTACATAGAAGATTAGCTATTCAAACTCGTTACAACGAGGTTACTGGGGAAGAGATACAGGACCCCGGAGTAGTTATTTTTAACACCTGTGTAAATTTAATACGTACTTTACCATCTATCCCCCTGGATAAATCAGATACGGAAGATGTTGATTCAGACAGTGAAGACCATGCTTATGACGCCCTCCGCTATGGATTAGTATCTAAGCCAATGGCAAGGAATGAACAGTTCGTTGTTAACGCTGTTAATTTTACTCCTGTCAAACAATATGATTCTTTCGGTTTCCCTCGTTAATTTCGGAACTATAAATGAACGGATTTATCTCTAAAACTCTCCCTAATAACATTGGCAAGGGCCTTCAAACAAACCCAGACGCCATTATTGAGCTTACGGACGATGCTTCTCCCGAGGCTGTAGCTAGAATAAACCCAATTGTAGCCCATGTAAAGGCTAAATTTGAAGAATCCAAAATGTCCAGACGTACTTTTGACTACGTTTGGCTGGATTGCTATCGAAATTTCCGGGGTGTAACCGATACTAACACTACTTATATCTCTACGGAAGTCTCTAAAGCCTTCATTAAGATCACTAAAACCAAGGTTTTGGCTGCTTATGGTCAGCTTTTGGACGTTTTATTCTCTGCAAAGAGCATTCCAATTGAAATTGTGCCTAATGATGCCCCTGTCGGAATTGAAGATTCTCTTCATGTTGACCTAGAAGACCCTATTGGGCAGTCTGAAGATGAAAGTCAGCCTCACCCAGACGCTATTGGGTATCCCGGTGATGGAAATGACATTATTCCTGGTCAAACTGTCGTATCTCGCTTCAGAGACTACCTTAAAAAGAAGTTTGGAGATGCCGTTAAGGTAAAAGAAGGTGCTGGTGATGATCCCAAGCGCGTAGTTTTCCGTCCTGCCCAGGTCGCTGCGGCTAAAATGAACAAGCGTATCCACAAGCAACTTGGCGTTATGCGCTTTGACACTGTTATGCGTCAGGGTTTGTACGAAGCTTGCATGTTGGGTAGTGGTATTATTAAAGGTCCGTTCAGCCGGGAGGTTGATTACCCAAATTGGGATGAACAGGGTAACTATATTCCTACTACGGAAGAACAGCCAATACTTAAGCATGTTTCTATTTGGAATTTCTTCCCAGATACGCAAGCCACTAACTTCGGACAGCTTACTTACGTCATTGAAAGACACAAGTTTAGCAAACACCAGATGCGCGACTTGAAGAAGAACACTTCTTTCCGTAAAGATGCGATTGACCGTGTTATTGAGGAAGGTAATCCAGACTACGTTAACGAATACTACGAAAATGTGTTTGATGAAAACGCTCAGAAAGTTCAGTTAAATAGGTACGAAGTTCTTGAGTTTTGGGGTATGATTGATACCCAGTTAATCGAAGCTCTTGGTATGAACCTTGGCTTTGAAATCCCCGACGGCATCGAAGAGTTGCCTTGCAACGTTTGGGTTTGCCAGAACGAAATTCTGCGCTTTGTGCTAAACCCACTTACCCCCACCAGATTGCCCTATTACATCCTGCCGTATGAGTTTAACCCATACAGCGTATTTGGTGTTGGTGTTGCTGAAAACATGACTGATACGCAGATGCTTATGAAC